GGAGTTCACGAGCTGTTGAAGCTTTGTTAGCCAGAATACCAATGTTAACACTATCGTAGAAGATAGCGTAATAAAGAAGATAGGCAACAACGGTGGTTGACTTGCCAGTCTGTCTAGGAAGTTTTGCGATGTTAAATCTGTTTTCATGGAAGTCTTTTAGAATTTCTTTCTGAAAATCATACATGCTGAAGGGAACCAAACCCTCATCCAGCGAGATGATCTTGATATAATTCATAGCAAAATAGATTGGATCGTTCTTACATTTGACCCACTCGTTAATTTGCTTTTTCGTAAATTGTATTGGTGTGCCCGCTTTCTTTAGATTGGGGTTACCAAGATAAACATCATTACTAGACACAACAAAACTAGTTCACTACTAACTATTTATTGGTCTGACCCAGAAATCAATAGCAACACGCTTTTTATCTGTACGGATATCCGCAGCAGCATGTGGTTTGGTTGCATCAAAGATACAAAAATCTCCTGCTTTAAGATTGTAAGTATTGCCATCATAATAAAATCCACCACCCCATTCTTCTTTCCAATCTGGATTTAGAATAGAAAGAACTTTCATGTTGGCAGGATCTGTGTGGACATTATCTTTTCTATGCCTGTCCTTAATAGAAATTCCGCAGTAAAATATTTCGGGAAGAAAGTAATCTTTCCCACCAGCATCAAAAACATTTAACAGCATAGAACATGCAACACCTGCAAGAAAATCATTCTTGATTTCATTGTCGATGATGTCAAGTTTTGGATGCTTATTTTCTAGAGTTGTTTCTTGTGGAAATTTGAAGTGCCATTCTGTAGAACTGATTGCTTTATCATATAGCAGCGAAGCGATATTAATAGAGCAAGCATTTTCAATCACCTTTATCATCTATTTGTCCCACCATTTTCCTTGTTTTTCTTCTTCTCCTTGTTCCAGATCTTCCAATCTCTTTGCCCAAGTATCTCCTCCAGTTTGTCCTCTAACTGGATTGATACATGTAGTGTCTGCAAGATTGTTGCAAACCAAACCAGCAAGATCTAAATCATTTCCTTTTACTCCCGTTCCCGACCAGTAGTGCTGCCCTGCCAACCAGATGGCACCACACTTTGGACATTCCTTCCTGTCTAATGACAAGTCGGACAGTTCCCTATCATCGGTCATCTTTGGTATGCTCCTTAATGAGTTTGTTGTATTCAGGTAGGTCCTTAAGAAGTTGTTGTTTCAACTTACGACGCATGAGCGTCAGTTTAAAACGAACCCACGCATATCGCAACTGAAGATCTAGGTATGCAAATAATCGCATTGTCTCTTCCACACCAGCGTATGCAATGCACAGAATGACAATTGCTATTACGACGTAGAGACCCAGCATATGTTACACTCAGCTACAATACAATTATACCGTATGTAGGCAAAAATAGTGTAAAGAATAATTAAGATTTATCTGTCTGTGTCAAGTTGTGAAAATGAGTAGTCTGCAATCATTGCAAACAGTTGGTGTTTAAAGTGCTGTAGGTATTCTTGTTCTTCTACAGGTCTCCTAGGAGCACCTGGCCATGTCTCTATTGAATAGCATACATGACTGTATAGCAATCGAACATCCTCGATGTTGAGAAACATCTGGTAGTCGAAGTCCTCTCCTTCAGGCGAGCGTTCCATGTTCTCTCCTAATCTCGCGGAGTTCTTCAAAATCTTTTTTCTTTGTACCACCATCATATTCCCAAGCATACCCTTCGGTAATCATCTGCTCGTTCAATGATAGTTCTGCATCTCCAATATATAACCAACCAAGAAGGCGACCGTACTTACCCATGCCACCAACCAACTCAGTCCTAATAGTGAGTTCGTCATCTCCACTGATAGCACCCTCCAACTTGTCTTTCATCCAGTTGGTGGCATCGATACCTAATGCTTTTTCTTCGAGATCTCTGGTACGCTTCTCTGGCGTGTCCACACCAGCAATTCTAACTCTCTCCTTTTTATAAAGGTCAAAACCGAGATCAATTGTGACATCGATGGTATCTCCGTCCAACACTTTATCTATTGATACTACTCGAAAGTTGTAACAACTCTTACGACTTGGTGGTGTCATCGCTCCCATGAGCTTCCCTCTCATCAATACCTAGTATATATTTAATTACCCAACCGACCCCTATTAGAAGTATAATTAGACTAATGATTACACTCCATGTGGGGTCATTGTAATCTTGTAAAGGACGAAGTAGGAGGTTCACTTTTTAAATACTCCTACCTTCGTTAATACGAAAAGTGTTAGTGTTGTCCAAAACACTATTTCTAATCCAATGTTATTCATTTTTTATTAAAGGGTTCCCAATGCTCCCATCCATATTTATGGACAAGGTGCATACCGATGATGGGAACAAACACAAGAAAGAACCCCATGACACCTAGGCACCATGGAGTTTGCATAACAGATCTAACGAACAGTTGAACGTGGTTCATTTAAATACTCGGGAAAAGGACAACCTTTAAAGTCTTGTATCTCATCCACAGCAAGGATAAACATACAAGTAAATCCTAAGCAGAATGCAAATAGAACCTGCGGGAAGTTATAGTTGCAATCATTTGCTGTGGGATCTTCTGGTTCATCATCGTGAGGAAATCTCATTTTCATGCTGGATAATCCCAATTGGTCATAAATCTAACTTTGTAATCAGGTCCCCATGTATTTGGCATGTAGAGATAAGGGACTGTACGAACTGGACAAGAGGTTCCAGTGCAAAGGAGATCTTCTACGATCCTCCAACTCTCCATCACTTCATCAGCATGTACGAAGTGCGATTGATCATTATTGATAGCATCATAAAGGAGTTTCTCATATCCATCAATTGCTCTGTCTTGTGGGTATGCATGTGTTAGAGTTGCTGTTTCTACATTATCATTCAGACCAGGACTTTTGATATCCATCCTGATATCTAAATGAGGATTAGGTTGGAGACGCATGACAATCCTATCGTTGTATTCATGTCCATCAAATAATTGTTGAGGTGGTGCTTTCATTTTGATAACAACTTCAACGCATCCATATGGCATTTTCTTGCCAGTCATGACGTGAAAAGGAACTCCTTCCCAACGCCAGTTATCGACGAATAGAGTACCAGCGAAATAGGTAGGAGTACCACTGTTAGGATCAACACCCTCTTCATTACGGTAGCCATCGTACTGTCCTAAAATAATGTTCTGTGATAGTCTAGTTGCAGCAAGAACTTTTGTCTTCTCGCGTCTTAATTCCCTAGCATTCAGTTTGCTAGGAGGTTCCATGGCAATCAATGCAAGAACCTGTAATATATGATTTTGTAGCATATCACGAACTGCACCAGCAGTTTCGTAGTATTGACTACGACCTTCGCAACCGATAGTTTCACAAGCAAAGATCTGCACCTCCTCTACATACTGGCGGTTCCAAAGAGGTTCCAGCAATATATTACTAAACCTAGTAGCAAGTATATTATTAACAGTATCTTTGCCGAGATAATGGTCAATGCGATATACTTGTTTTTCGCGTAGATGTCGCTCAACCACAGACTGTAGATGATCAGCAGATTGATAATCGTACCCAAAGGGTTTCTCAATAACCACACGGGATGTTTCGGGGTCATTGAGTTTACCCGCCTCTTTGAGATTGACAATCGCGTTAGCATACCTTTCTGGGGGAACAGAAAGAAAGTAAGTATTATCGTGAAGGTAATCAGGAAGGTGACTGAGAGTATCAGCATTTTCTAGGTCTGCAGAGATGTAGTCTAGTTGATGTAGAAATTCATCAGGATAATCACCAAGAGATTCTTTCCATTGTTGTGTTGTAGGTTGTCTTCTAGAACAACCAGTAATTAAAAAATTATCTGGCAGTAATCTTTTCTGCCAGAGTTTGTAGAGAGCAGGAATTAGTTTCTTTTTACATAGGTCTCCCGTTGCACCAAAGATAACAATTCCTTTACTAGTGGGCTGTTCCGTTTCCTTTGTAGTCATCTGATTCGTAGTATACGTTTTCACCTTTAAATCTTCCAAATGCGATGGTGGCACATACAAAGGGTATTGCCAAGATTGCAAGCGCATTACCTAACATTATGACCTCCAAACATGTATCTCATTCCATTGAGCACACGATTTGCAAACGCACCTAATCGTCTTGAGTTAAATCTTTCGTAGAGTGCAGTGCTAAGGACAGGAGCGGGAACCCCAAGATCCACAGCAGCGTGGACAGTCCAACGACCCTCACCACTATCGCTAACTCCCCCATCAAACTTGCTAAGCTCTCCATCGCTCCGTAGTACATCAGCAGTAAGGTCAAGTAACCAACTGCCAACCACGCTACCGCGACGCCACAACTCAGCCACTTCAGCACAGTCAATATCATATTGATAATCCCTCGGATTTTCCATCGGAGCAACCTCAGCATCGCCCGCTTTAACGTAAGCTGACCCAGCATTAGCTTCATGCAGGATATTAAATCCTTCTGCGTATGCTTGCATGATCCCATACTCAACTCCGTTATGAACCATCTTTACAAAGTGACCTGCACCAGGTGGTCCACAATGTAACCAACCATGCTCGGCACTTGTCTCGTGAGTGAGGGGGTCTGTACGAGCGGCAGATCCAATGCCTGGTGCGAGTGCCCTAAAGATTGGAGCGCAGGTGGATACTGCAGTATTTGCACCACCAACCATAAGACAGTATCCACGCTCCAGACCATAAACACCACCGCTAGTACCACAGTCAATATATTGGATACCCAATTTTGCAAGTTGTTCCGCCCGTCTGCGAGAGTCTTTAAAATTACTATTGCCATGATCAATAATAATATCGCCCTCCACACAAAACTGTAATAGCTCATTTAATGTATCCTCTACTGTTTCTGCTGGCACAACCATCATAAAGATGCCAGGTGATTTAGATTTCTCACCGAATACACCTGTGCCAGAGTGTACTACTTGAACAAGATTTTCCAAAGAAGTGGTACATCCACTGATATAACCCTCTTCAAATTGTTTACAAGCTTTTTCATAATTGTTCCTGTAACCGTGTACTTCGATGCCTGCTTTGATCATACGACGAGACATACCCTCGCCCATACGACCCAGACCGATCATTCCTACTTTCATTTAATTAACTCCATAGCTTGTTGTAGTTCTCTGGAATGCTGCAATTCATCATTTAAGATCTCAAGGATCTTATCGTCATGACCATTAACTGCTAAGTATTTTCCATATGTAGCAGCTGCGTGAACCTCTACTTCGTAAGAGAGATGGTAAGCATTGCGAGGAGATATCCAATAATAAACCACGTTAGTCCAATAGTAGATAAGGACGAGATGCTTGGCAACAAAGCGATCGATATAATAAGCGTTACCGCCCCTGCTTTCCATATACTCCAGATGTTCTGTTTCATTGACTGACTGTGCAAAATGCTCTTTCATCAAATACAGATGTTCGGGACCACGTAGTCCCATGCTTTCTCTAAAGTGTAAGACACTCAGGAATGCAAAATAGGGTGCCCGAGCAAT